AAACTAAATGCAAAGGATAAATTAAATGCGATTAAGTCAAAACTTCACGCTGGCTGAGCTGATAAAGAGTCAAACGGCTGAACGTAAGGATATCAATAATAATCCTAATGAGGATAATATTGAGAATCTACAAAGGTTGTGCAATGAGATATTACAACCGATTAGAGACCATTACGGCAAAGTTGTTTCTGTATCATCTGGCTTTAGATCACCTGAATTATGTGAGGCAATCGGTTCAAGCAAAACATCACAGCATGCTTCGGGCCAGGCAGCCGATTTTGAAATCTATGGCGTGTCTAACAAAGAACTAGCAGATTACATTGCTGACAATTTAGATTTTGACCAATTGATATTAGAGTTTTGGAAACCAGAAGAGCCTAACAGCGGCTGGGTTCATTGTTCTTATAAGGGTGCAGACTCAAATAGAAAAGAATATTTGAGAGCAATCAAATCAAATGGTCGAACATCATATCAAAAAGAATATAGTGAGGCAAAAGGCCCTACTACTGAAGATGTCAACAATTCATTGATGGATTGAAGATCATCCTAGTAATTAAACGCTTGACACAAGCCTATTTTTGTGTTAAAATGAAGTTATATAATAAGGAAGGTATATTATGTTTAAACATGTAAAGTTAAATGAATCTGTTTTGCCTAAAAGTCTAGGTGTGAAAGGTAAGAACCAGAATGGTATAAGATACTATACTATTGATGGTGTTAATATGCCTTCCGTGACTTCTATTCTTGGTGACATACCAGAAAGAAAAGCAAAGATTGTAAATTGGCGAAAAGCTGTCGGTGAACAGATGGCTAATTACATATCTGTTACCTCTACAAACAGAGGTAAATCAACCCACAAATTAATTGAGAACCATCTTAACAATGAAGATGATAAGAACGTAGGTGTAACCAATGTTGTTGCCCTAGGTTTATTCAGACTAATCAAACCATATCTTGCTAGACTTGGCAACATTTATTGTTTAGAAGAATACCTATATTCAAAAGAGATAGGTGTAGCAGGTCAGGTGGATTGTGTCGCAGAGTATAAAGGCAAACTATCTATTGTAGATTTTAAGACCTCTACAAAAAGAAGGGACGCAGATTACAATTATGGTAACTTCTTACAATGCTCAGCATATGCTAAAATGTTTGAAGAAATGTATCCTGACAAGAAAATTGAGCAGACGGTTGTGCTTGCAACATGTGAAAGTGGTGAAGTACAAGAGTGGATACATGGTGAAGATAAGATCAAAGAACACCAAGAGCTATTCTATAAACACACATCTGAATTTTTAGATAGACATAAAGAAAATTTGAGTCAAATTGCATAAATAGTTATATGCAAAAATTCCTGTTAACATTCCTAATTACTTTATTTTTAAGCATTTCAGCTACAGCTGAGAATCATTTGCAAAACGATAAGGTACCTGAGGCAGAAACATTTGGTTTCTACTGGTCACAAATGCCAACGGTTTGTGCGCCAAGAGCAGAGGTAACTAGATGGCTTATGAAACATGATTTTGTTCCTGTAAGTGTAAGTTTTGGTAAAGAAGATGGTAAAAAAGATGGTAGAGTTGTATATGCTATCACCATGTACATATCTGAAAATCAAATGGCTGCAGTTGCAGAGACTCAAACTAGTGCCGATGTGTGCGTATTGTTTAGAACATACGACATACAAGTAAATCCCAATTTAGTAAAACCAGGCTTGACATTATAGTATAATCTGATATAATATACCTATAAGTGAGGTAAATTATGAGCGATGATTACGAACAAGGTAGAGATACACACGACCAAGACTTGACTTATGAGAATGAGCAAAGCATGGTCACTATACCTTTAAAAGAATATGACAAGTTAAAAGAACAAGGTCAATATATTACAGACCCTAGTTTAATTTCAATCATAGATAAAATAGAAGAACTAACAAGAGCATTGAGAAGACACATAGTCAGAAAATTTTAATGTTAATGAATAGTAAAAAGTTTGCTATGACTATTGAAGCAATAGTCAAAGACAAAAAAATACCCTACATGGATGCTGTTTTAAAATTCTGTGAAGATAATGATATTGATACAGCAAGCGTAGGTCCTTTAATTAACAAATCACTAAAAGAAAAATTACAATTAGAAGCAGAGAAGTTAAACCTGATTGAGAAGTCAAGTACAGCAACTCTTCCGTTATGACAAGTTATGAAGCATATACATTATATCTTGCTATTAAGTTGCATTTTACTACCCCTAATTATGATTATTTTAAACACAACGCCAAGGTGAATAGTAGTCTAAATGCTTTTTTAAAACGTAATGATAGATTTTTCTTTCATAAACTAGCAACTAAATATGGTAATAACTTAATAGATTACTATGTAAGTAATTTTGCTAATAAACCAAAAGTATGGGTAGGAGATTTAGTAAGGGCAGATGGAGATACGATTTACAATAAGTGGAAAAAGTATAATGAATCATTGTCGTACAATTTTAGAAGCGATTGTAATGCTATTGTTAATGTCATTAGCAATAATAATATTCGTTTTGATGATGTCTTTAGCGTGGATAATGGACAACATCCTAGAATGCTACGATTATTATTGTCGGGGAAAATCTCAATACAATCGGTCATCATTTTTGACAAGATTCTTTCGTTTACTAATCGTTGGGATAAAGAAATTAATGAAACTATTATATGGCCTGAAAAGTCATTTAAGATTGCCAAGTTAAGTCCTTTTGTTAAGGTTAACTTAACAAAATGTAAGTTTATTATGAAAGAGGTATTTGTGTGAGTGAAGAAAAGAAGTTAACAGAGGAAGAAGTAAGAGCAGAATATAGAGAACATAGAAAAGATAAAGTGTTCGCTAAATGTTGGCCTGCTAATAATGATAGTTTTTATGAGTGGTGTTCACAATACCTAGACTATCAACACATAACAAAGAAGAAGAAAAGAAATGGATAGATTTCCTACGGCAGATGAGCGATGGCCTAGGGCAGGTAAGATTATGACAAAGAGAGTATTTTTGATAGGTAATGGTACAAGTAGAAAAGATTTTGACTTGACACCATTAAGAAAGTATGGTAAAGTGTATGGTTGTAATGCCATATGGAGAGATGAATTAGACAAGATAGATGTATTGACCGCAGTTGACAATGGCGTAATACATGAAATATATCACAACGGCATAGCAAATAAGATACCTTGTTGGTTTAGAAACTGGACTAAAGTACCTTCACCAATGTATGAGTCTTTAGTACAAGGTATGTTAGGCAAACAAGAACTTGAAGAGCTAAAAGATTATGATGTTATAACAGAGAATGAAAGAGGCACATCACAGGAGTTTGTAATGCACGGTGCTAATCTAGCAGGTCAAGTTAATATATTAAAGAACGCAAAGAAAGAAACACCTAGAGGCGATAGAGAGATAATTAAGAAGAAGATTAATCACAGCTCATTATACGTTTCATGGATTAAAGAACCTGATTACTCAAAAGATATTAGAGAATGCTGGTCAGAATATAAAGATCATGGTTGGGCGTGTGGTTCGTCTGCTGGGTTCATCGCTTGTAAAGAAGAAAAACCCAAAGAGGTATATTTAATAGGACATGATCTAGTTTCAGATGATAACTTTGTTAATAATTTATTTGCAGGTACAAAACACTATGTTGCAAAAGAAAATGGTCCTACACCTCATGTAAATTGGGTAGGTCAATGGTATGATCTATTTGCCTGGAATCAGAATATCAAGTTTTACAAAGTAAATAAAGATGATACTCCTGTACCCACAAATCAACCTATAAAAGAGTGGTTAACATGGTCAGATAAGGGCGTTATATCATATATGACACAGGCACAACTGCTTGACAATATGAGTAAATGGTGATATACTATACTAGTATGATTGACAATTTTATAATTAATGTTTTAGACAAGATTAAAACCTCATGTGATAAGGGTATATATTGCATTAAAGAAAGCAAGTTGCCTAAAGAATGTAAAGATAAAAACTGGTCAAAAGGTTATAATGAGTGAAAAAAGAAGCATAAATAATACTATAATATTTAAATTAATACATACAACAATACATACAAAGGATACATACAAATGACAAGTGCATTAGAAAATCTAAAAAAGTCAAAATCTAAC